CCAAGTGAAGAAGATAAAGTAGGAGCAGCATTCCAAGAGTATAAATTTTTAGTTGGATTCAATAATAAATTTTACATATACTGGTATGATGATAAATTAGATACATTAATTTTTGATGATTTTGAGGAGCGTCATTGCTTACAAAAATAAAAATCCATTCTGCTTATAAAAATATATTCTCTCAGTCAGAATATACAGCTGATTTAACTAGGTATGGGGACTTACCTTTTTACCTTGGTTCCATGCACCCTAAATTTAGAAACTATGCTAATGCTATTCACACAGGTGATTGTCAAGAAGGTTATTCGTTACTAGATAAGACTTTGACTGTAGTTGAAGAAGAAGATTTATATATAAAAAAGGTAAAACAAGATGATGTTTTTTATGTAGTTCCTGCTATTGTAGGAGGCGGTGGAAAACGTACCACTACACTTCTAGCCGTAGCAGCTCTAGGTGTTGCAACAGGTGGGTTTGGTTTAGGAGCAGCACCAGGAGCTGCAGCTGCAGGAGGTTCTGCTGGTATATTCGGTGGTGGGTTTGCTTCTACTTTAGGTGTGAATATAGGATTAGCTTTAGTAACCTCTCTATTCACAAAACGTGAAAAAATTAAAGAAACTGATCAAAACATTAGACAAAATGATATGTTCGGTGGATTACAAAATACAGTTAACAGCGGTACTCCTATTCCTTTAATTTATGGTATGCATCGTGTAGCTGGACAACTAATAAGTGGTTATCTAGATACAGTTGACCACGGAAAGAGTGATACTATTACAGTCGCTTCAAGGTTTGAGACATGAGAAGGTATTTTACTGAGCATGAAAATGTTAAAGTTCCTGTAATTAAGGGAGCTTTTGGTGGTGGAGGTGGAGGTGGTAGCCCCTCAGAAGAGCCTAACAGTCTTTTTTCAACAGATATTCTATTTCTTTTAACTGCTCTTGGAGAAGGGCCTTTATATCGAATCAACCCTAATGGACCGCAAGATATAGAAATTAGTGAAAACTCTATCAATGACTTATTAAATATAGATGGAGATGGTGGAGAAAATACAGACTTTTTCAAAACTTTATCACGCACAGGTACAGTAACTCAGTCAGTTATTAGAAAGTTTGGTCAACAAACAGTAGTTCCTCAACAGTTTTCTTCGCCTGTTACTCTTAAAAAAGGCAATATCGATGGTATCCCTCAAGCTAGGGTATTTTTACAAGAAACTAGTGCTAGGGCCTGGGATGAAGTAAACATCATTCTTATGGTTCAAGTTCTACAAAAACAAGATGATAGAGGAAATGTAAAACCTCATTCTGTAAAAGTAAAGGTTACTTTTTTTGATAGCACTGGAGCTACAGAAATTGGAAGTAAAGAGGTTGAAATTAATGGTAAGACCACTACTCCCTACAAAAGAATTGTAAACTTTGAGGTACCCGAAATTAGTCGCTCTGATGATGGGTATAGATTTACTATTGAAAAGACCACCAACGAGTCTAATGATTCTAAAATTCAAGCACAAGTTCAAGCGGTTGGTTGGTTTGAAGTTGAAAATACACCACAAACTTTTCCTCGCACTGGTCTAGTTGGTTATGCTTTAAAAGCTGTAAATGAGCATCAGGGTGGCGTGCCTCAGATGAGTTCTTTGGTTAAAGGACTTCTAGTTAAAGTTCCTTCTAACTACAATCAGCCTGTCTTAACTGACGGACAAATAGACTGGAGAGAACTAGAGTTACCACAGTCAGGTACCTTCGGTTATACAACTAATGGATATCAATTACAGATTGCAGGTGTTACTTATCAACAAGTCTCAGGAACAGGAACCACATCAAATCTATTTGGATTAGGTATTAACGTAACTATAAGTTCAGGACCTCCTTATACTTTTACTATTACTAATGCAAACTCAGATGGAGATTCTGTTGAAGTAGGATTAAATACTACTGGAACAGGTACTATTACTATTTTAGCTGTAGCTACAGCTTCTAGTTTAAGCACCTCTACTAATTATTGTGCAAGAGCAAATCTTCTTCCTAGATTTGGTTCTGTTGCTCCTCAGATAAACACACTTGGTAGGATTTTTTCAACCACTCGATGGGGAGATAATGGTGCTTCAGGTAGGTTTGATGGAAGCTTTACAGTAAATCAGACAGGCACTTATAACTATCTTTTTCAATACTTCGTACAAAATGCTAGTAAAACCGGTACAGTAAATGTTTATGTAAATGGGGCACTTACTAAGGCTGAGTCTTTAACTACTATTAATGTTACAAAAAGCGTAACAGGCACTTTATCTTTAACTGCTGGTGACTTAGTTCGCATTGACTTAACAGCTCCCTCTAGTGGGTGGTCTCAAGGTACTTTCCATTTAGGAGGCTCCAGTGTAAATACTACTACCGTAGAAACAACTTCTACAGGACCTACTTCTCCCATAGTTATTGCTAATGGAGCTTCTTACGTAGTTTCTTCTGTGCTATCTTCTACATCTTGGACTGTTCAAGCAGGCGTTTTTAGTGGTTCCAGCTCGCCTACAATTAAAACTCACGCTAATCCTCAATTATATATAGGGACTTGGGATGGCACTTTTGTATACTCTTGGACTCAGAATCCTGTCTGGATCATTTATGATATTCTTACTAACACTTCTTATGGATTAGGCATACCAGAAGATAACATTGATAAATATAAATTTTATCAAGTAGCACAATATTGTGATGCCTGTGATGCTATTACAGGAAATTTTATAGGTGTATCTGGTCAGGCAGACGGGTCGTTTAGGCATAAACCAAAAGATCAGTTTACAACAGTGCGAGATACTTTAGTCGGAATTCCTACAGGCACTAACATCTTAGAAAGACGATTTATCTGTGATACTATAATTTCTGACCAACAACCAACTATAGAAGTGCTTAACTCTCTTGCTGCCTCTTTTAGAGGTACTATTGTTCATTCATTTGGAAAAATTTCTTTAGCTGTTGACTTACCAGATCAACTACCTGTCATGGTATTCAATGAGACTAATATTAAACAAGGCACTTTTCAAGTAAGTGGCGGAAGAGAGAGTGATTTAGTTACGGGGGTAGACATAAGCTATATCGAACCTACTAATCATTATAAAAGAGAAGTAGCTCGTGTAGATGCTCAAGACGCTAATGATGGTGGTGATAGAAGCACTATTGAAAATGTTATTTCACTTGACTTAGCAGGAGTTACCCGCAGAAGTCAGGCATTACGATTTGCTCAGTATCAGATTGCTGCTTCAAAATATCTTAGAAGAGTACTCGCTTTTACTACGTCTACTGAAGCTTTAAACTTATCTCCTGGTGATATCGTTTCTGTATCTCAGAATTTAACTGGCATCAACTATGGTTTTGGTGGTAAAGTATTGGGAGATTCTTCAACTGCCTCAAATAAGTCTAATGTTTTACTTGAACATTTTACTAATCCAAGTATAAGAAGTACGGACTTTACTGCAAATTCTGGACCACTAGCTCTTAGAGTAATTTCAACTGATGATGATAGAGTAGATTTATATATTTTAAGTAATACTAACTTTGTTTTATCTGCAACCGATAACGTTTCATTAGGTTTTGATCAAGCAAATGTTACTGTTACTGGAAGATATAATCCTATTACTAAAGCAATAGATTCTTATACTACATTTACTTCTAATAATGTTCCTAAAAAAGGAGATTTGTGGAGTATTGGTGAGTGGGAAAATCCAGGCAATTTCTACACTAATAAAGCAGGTAAACTATTCACAATTTCTAATATTGAAAGAGAGACTGAATCAGAAGAAGTAAATTTAATTGCTAAAGAGTATATATCTAATGTTTATACTGATTCAGATAGTTTTATAGACTATACTCCTACAGCATATATTGATATCGAAAGTGGTTTTAGTGCTCCTCCAATTCCTGGCTTTTCTTTAGTATCGACTCCAAGACGAAGATTAGATGGTTCTGTAGTTTATGATGTTATCGTGAATAGCCAAACTGATCGTCTTGGGTATCAACAAACTTTTAAAACTGAATATTTTGTTGCAGTTCCTGAAGGTAGTACTTTAATAAATAACTCTCACCAAAGTGTTCTTAGTTTGACAGTAGATAACGCAAGTTTGTTGACTGACGGTACTACCCCTGCAGTGCTTGTAGGTAAAAATGGTTTTGAAAGTTTTGCTGGTGAAATAAAACTTCTATGTAATGCTTATTCAAGTATAGATAATGGAGACGGAACAAGTAACGTAAGAATGGTTGTTGAAGGGTTAAACGTAGCTCATGATTTAAATTTTGCAAAACACGTGCTAGAGGTAAATGATGATTCTTTTCAAGGGCTTAAGGGGTTAGACTTTGTTACTGTACCACTTAAAGAAAAAGCAACAATCAATAGTGAAAAAAACTTTATCGGCTTTGCCTCTGATTTAGTTAATTTTTCTGCAAATATTGTAACTTTTGATAAAACCAGTGATACTTTAGATATTGAAAATAGTTTAGCAGGCTCTTCTTTCTTAACAGAGCATCTACCCCCAGTACCTTTTTATATAACTATCAATCAACTTTTAGATGCTCGTTTTTACGCAAATAATTCTTTTTATGTAAGCGGTTCTCAAAAAGAAATTAGATTTCAAAACACTATAACAGCCGCAACAGGGGCTACTCAGTTTGTAGATCTACCTGTTAGAGTACGTGATAAAAATTTTATGAGATTTTATGTAGACGGTGTTCAAAAGTCTGGGGGTCAGTTTACTCTAAATAAAAATACTACATTTAGAGATAATGTAGAATATCAAGTACAGAGTGGGGATACTTCTTTTGTTGTTGAGCTAGATCACTACACTGTTCCAGCAATTGAGGTTGGTGATAATGTTCAGACTAGTGCTGGAACAACCTTTCCAATTATTAATACAAGCTATGATCCCGCTTCTGCAAGTTATAATGCAGCATTAACTGCTAATTCTGTTTACAGAGTAGAGTTTGGAACTACTCCCAAAAGTAATTTAGCTGGGGTAGCACTAACAAATATATCTCCAAACCCTACAGGGATAATTAATAATGTGTCTGCAAATACCTGCACCCTAGACTATGACGAATCAACCTATCCTGGTAACTTTAGATTAGCTAATAATGGTGTATATGATCTTTTAGTAAGCTCAGACTATGAGAGAGTGTTTATTGCTGAAGACCAAAGAATAAGGGATGTTATCCCTGGCATAGTTTCCGTTAAAGCTAGAAATATTAATAACAGACAAAGGACTAGTCCCTTTGTTGAAAAGAATGTTACTATTAGTTCATTACCTATCCGTAAAGTAAGTGGGGCCGGCATTACTGAATCACTTTATAGAGAGCAAAACTCTGGAGTTGCTGTTAGAGCGACTTTATTCTTTGATCATATTGAAGGTCAAGATGTCACAGATTATGAAATTTCCTATAAACTTGATAATATCGGAGCTGTAGGGACTGATGATGGAGGTACTGACTTATTGTCTTTTAACACTGCAAAAGTATCTGCTGCAGGTGTTGAAGATGATGGTAAAATAAGATTCACTGTTAGTGGTATAAACAGAGGACTTATTGCTGAAACTAATATTTTAACTTTTAGGATTACTCCTCTAAATAAGAATATAAGAGGCGTTGCACGAACTATAACTAAATCAATTGTAGGTAAAAGTGCCAAACCAGCGAATGTGTTTAACTTTACTGGAGGACAACAGAGCGATCAAATTTCTCTATTCTGGGAATACGACAGAACTAATGACGAACTTACTGATTTAGATTTAAAAGAAGTTGTTATCAGAAGAATACAAGGTTCTCTTGCTGCAACTATAGAAAATTTCATTGCAGCAGTTCCTTTTGTTAGTGTCGCTGCTGGTGTTACTAGAAAATCAATTCCAATTGATATTTTTGGAGAGTTTACCTATTTAGCTAGAACTAGAGATACTAGCGGTAATTTTTCTGATGATGTTGTTGCTATCTCTCTTACTACCACAAGACCGAAACGCTCAACTGTTGTAGCTGCTTTTAATGAGGATGCTCCTTCTGTTAACTTTACAGATATTACTAATACTAACGCTACAGAGTTTAATTTTCCTTCCTTCGCTAATTCAAATACAGGAGGTACTGCTGTTGTTGCTCTACCTACATCACTAGTTGATAATGCAAATGGCACTTCCACAGGATTCTCAGCTATTGGTGGATCGCCTACAGATCTATTAGCTGATTCAACTGCTACTTATATTACACAAGTCAGAGACTTTGGGTCTGTTGTAACTGGATCAATTTTAGTTGATATTGAAGGTACTCAGGTAGTAGAAACTACCTGGAACGACCAGCATGAACATATTACTGAAAGTGTTACTGAAGCAACTTCTGCAGGAAGGCTTAAGGATTCTAGTTTTGGGGGAATAGGACATATTCTTGGTTTCTCTAACAGTGCTTCTCTTAATTTCCGATATGACGCAAATAATGAAACTATGATGAGTGGAGATAGCTTTGGCAACGTATATGCTATTCATATGCATGGAAACTTTACAAATGATACTTCAAATGCAAATGTATTTGCTCTCATAGCGGGAACAATTGATGCTGATACAATTGCACTCGGAGAAACATATTTTGCAAATGGAGTATCTACTGGTGGTAACACTATGGCTAACTTGTCAGCTGCAGGAAGTTCTTACTTCTTAGTTGATTTAAATCAGTGGGGCGATCCAGGTGGTGTTGGTACCTATGTAGGATCAATTGGTTCTTTAACTACTCAAACATTCATTAGAACCTCTTCAGAAGATGCCAATATTGTTAAATTTGCTAATGGTAACGTTAATGTCGCTGCTTTTACAGGTTCAAGCGTGAATGAAGGGTTTATTCCTTATGAGGCAGGAACAAGAACCTTCAGACACTTCCAAATAAAATTTATTGTTAACAATTCAAAGCCAGATGAATTTGACTTTACAATCGATAAGTTTAGGTATACTATAGAAAAAGAACAATCCATCTTTGAAGATACTGTAACTTATGACGGAAATCCTAAAGCAGTTGATTACTCATCAATTGAATTTCAAAACCGCCCTATCGTTACAATACAGGCAATAGACACAGCTACTGCACAAACAGCTGTAGTAACTACAGGCACAAAAGACAGCGTTTCTTTTAGACTTTATGATATTGAGAATAATGCTTTGGCACCTACAAATCAATCCATACAAGTACAAGTAACGGCAATAGGAGTATAACTTAATGGCAACTGTTGACTCAAACACCTACGTTGAACCAACTGCTGGAACCTCACTAAATAACTCAAGGACGAATTTTAATACGTCTTTGCGCTCGTTGTTGACCAACTTTAAATCTCCAGCTGTTCCTTCTGGGCAAAATATAACACTATCAGGAGTAGCTACTGGTGAGCAAGATGGTATGTTATTCAGAAGTGAGAAAACAAATGCTTTGTATATCTCAGATTCTGTCCATGTTAAGTCATCTCCTGTAGGTGGAAACTTTACCCGTGTAGGTATTGGCAACAGAGTTGAAAACGGTATTGTTGCCCTAACAGGAAATGTAGCAAGTTACGAAATAGGTGAATTAGTTGCTACAGTATCCGCTTCTGGTGCTATTTCTGGTAATGCAAGACTATATTTAAACGTAGCCAATAATGGAACTATGGCAGACTTTATTGATGTAGGTATCCCACCTACTAATGGTTCTGTTACAAATACCATGATAGCTCTCACATCTATCACAGCAGATAGAATTAAAAACGGTAATGTATTGCTTTCTAAGGTTGATCTTACTACCGGTACAGGCGATGGTGCAGCTGGCGCTGCTGCTACCCTAAAGTTATCTTCTGCTGCTGGCAGTGACACCTCTCTTGGTTTTGGTACCCGTAATGCAGCTAATGTGGCTCTTGTCTGGATTGATAGTGCTGCAGGTCATACCGCT